GATAGTGCCCGCGCCTGTCCCCAACTTTGTTTGCACCGCTTCCATCGCGTCGTTGATGTTCGCGTGCTGTGCAGCGTGCGACGGTGAGTCCAACGTCGATGACGACGTAGGGTTAGTGAACGTGTCTAACGAACCAGGGTAGTTGGTTGCCATCGGTGCCTATCCTAATCTGTTTCCTTGCAATAGTCGTCCGTTGTAAGGTAACACGCTCGCATCGTAGGTAAACGATGAACTGTCGTAAGTGTCGCCGACGCCACCCAACACACCCAACACCGTGCTGTCAAGCACGAACGATCCGTAGTCGGCTGCGGGTAGCAGGTCTAGCGTTACGGTAGTGCTGCCTGGTGTCGCGTTGATCGTGCGGCCTGTGATGACACAGCCAACGGTGACGCTGCTACCACCGGTCGGTGTGTACGTCACAGCTGCCGGCTGCCACACACCGTTTTCAGCTGACAGCAGCAATTCTAGTTCGTCTATTGCGGCTGCGCTGCCGTTCAGAGTTTCGACTTGCTGAACGGTGAACGTGAGGCGGCGTGGCACATACCGTGCGTTGGCTTGCCGGTCAGTCCAAAACTCTGCGGACTGTAACGCGCCGTAGGCGTCGGCTGTGTCCACGCCAGCTAGGTGGCCGGTATTGCGGTAGTAACGGCCACGGGTGCCGTATGTATTCGCTGTCGTCGCGTTAGACGCGCTGACGCCGGTTGGTCCGCTGCTCATACCTGAGTCAATTTCGGCGTTGCTGGTTATCGCGTTCCGGTCGAATCCAGGTTCGACACGGGCGGCGGGTAGTTCGGTGCCGGTCGGGTTCGGTGCAAACGTGAACGTGTGCGCTGGGTCGCGGGTGATGTCCCGACCTATCCAGTCGGCTGTGTAGTACACGACACCGGCTGATGCGTTGATGCTGTGCGGTATCAGCACACCAGGAAGCGGAGCTAATACGGTGCTGTTTATGTAGTCCAGCACTCTGACGTTTGTCGCGGCAGGCCGGCCCATGTCCAGGTTTGTTGCGCCGACGCTGTTGATTAGATAGGTGGCAGAGCTGTAGCCCAGTAGTGGTGTCGATGCACCAGAGCCGAACCCTGACGACCCGTTGAGAACAGCGTAGATGAAACCGGCGGGGCTTTGTTCTGTGCTTGCGCCGCCTTCGACAACGGTGAACGGGTTGGATTGTGTGACACTCAGCCAGTCTTCACAGGTCAGGGTGACAATGGATTGCACGCCATCGTCGATGATGCGAAAGTCAGTTACCAGGCCCTCGTAGATATGGTCGCTGGTGCCTGCCGCAAGAGTGATAACTATTTCAGAGTTAAACCATTCCCAGGTTGCGAAAGTGCCGGTGCCGCCACCTTCGGCTGGTGTGAAATCGCCGGTCTGATTCGACAGGGTGAGCACAGCATCCAGGTGTGATGCACGGCCAATCTGGCAACGTGTCGTCTGTTGGAACCCTTGCACATAGCCGGTCAGGTCATGGCTGACACCGTTCCGCGATGTGAACACCAGATAGTTAGCAAGGGTGGCCATAGGTCACATACCGTAGGTATCGGTCACAGCGATGGGGAGCGCACCGCCACGGCGTGCCGCACGTTCACCCGCTTCAACTATTTGGTCGGCGGTTGTGCCGGCCGGCGGGTACACGTTCATGGTGACGTTGCTGCCACGGTCACCTGAGCGGCTGCTGGGGCCGATCTGGACGCTGCTAACTGGTGTCGGCAACGGTGGTGCTGGTGCAAAATCGCCGCCGCCGAGCATGCCGGCTGCTGCTTTGATTTCGGCTGCGGTCAGCGTGGTCAGCGCGGTGTTCGCAATCGCGTTCAACACTTCAAGCTGTGACAGCACCGCGTCGTATTCGCCCTGGTCGAGTAGCGCGATGAGTTCTAGCTGTTTGGTGGCCGGGATGTTGTCGAGCTGGTCGATGACTTTGCCTAGTTCGCGGTAGATGTCGCGGCTGGCTTCTTCGGCTTCGCGGCTGCCTTCGCCGTATTCTTTGACGGCTTCGGCCGCGTCGAGGATGGCGTCGCTAAAGTTTTCGACGGCTTCGTCGTTGTCAAAGATCCCGAACAGGTAATTGAACTCGTCAATCAAGTCGGTGTTCATGTCGCTGATGAACTGTTGCGCTTCGTGGTGGCGTGCCATCGCGTCATTGGTGCGGCCAATAGCAGCGGTCACATCGTCCAACGTCGGGTGCAGCTCGTCCATGAGCCGTTCGGCTTCTTCGTAGTCCAAGTTAGCGAGCTGCTGCTGGTAGGCGGCCTCCGCGATCGCTTCGGCCACTTCTAGTTCCGCTTCGGCGTACCCTTCAATAGCCGGCGTCACTTCGTCCTTGACGATCTTGGCTTGTTCCTCAAACACGTTGGTGAGCTTGTCAATGGACACGAACGGGATTTTGTTCGCAACGTCGATCAGCGTGTTGATGAAATCGACAAACTTGCCGGCCAGCCAACGTGCAGCATCACCGAGCTTGTCCATGACAATCTTGCCGGCTTCTAGCACCTTGGTGACGATGCCGAACTTCTTTTCAAGGGCGAACAGGACGCCGACCAGCGTGAGAATAATCATGGCGATACGCACCGCCGGGTTGGCTTCCATTGTTTTGTTGAACAAAAACTGGGCAACTTTGGCGACGCCTAGGGCGGCTGCCTTGAGTTTCAAGGCGGTGTTGTACGCGATGATGATGCCTGACACGGTGGCAATGGCTGCGCCGACCGCGATAAACAGTTCGGTGTTTTCGCTGACAAACTGGGCGACATCCTCCAAAACTGGGAGCAGCTTCTCAAGGATCGGCAGCAACGCCAGCCCGATGGATTCCTGGGCGTTCTGAATCTGAATTTGCATCAGCTCGAAACGGCCGGCAACGGTTTCGGTGTTTGCTGCTGCTGCACCACCGAAGGTTTCGGCGAGTTGCGCCATTACTTCGTCGGCGTCTGCACCCGATCCGATCATGTCGGTGAGTGAGCGGTCTAGTTCTTTGAGCGGCCCGACTTCGCCTTGGAACGCTTCCGATAGCGCCTCGCTGACGGTTGATAGGTCTTTGCCTGTGCCAGCCGCGACATCAAGCGCGATGGTCATTAGGTCTTGTGCTTCGGTGACGTTGCCGGTTGCGCGCACCAGGTTGGCGAACGCTGGCCGCAGTTCCGAATCGGACACCGCAGCTGCCATTTCGGTTTTGGCGATGTAGTCCTCGACAGCGGCGACCTGTGCGTCTGTGGCTCCTGTCGTCACTTGTAGCTGGCGTGCAAGTTCGTCCTGTTGTTTTGCGTCGTCAATCGCAGCTTTGGTGGCGACAGTAGCGGCAGCAGCAAGACCAGCAACAGCGGCCGTGGCCGGCACAAACGCCTTCTTCATTGCGAAACTAACCTTTTCGCTGGTCTTCTCTAACCGCTGAAACTCCTTCATGGCCTTCTTGATGCCAGAAGGCTGGAACTCCGAAACGATAGGGACGTTGATAGCCACTACTTCAGCTCCTTATTCAACACAGCGGTCATGTCGCTGATCGCTTCCTCGACCTGTCGGATCACGACCGGCATTGCTGCTTCCGCACCGGGCCACATGGTTCGTGATGCAGGGCCGCCACGCTGGTTCAACATGGCGATGAACTGGCGGCCTGCCGCATCGCTGCCGCTTGACCGGCGACCAGCCATGTCGTAGATAGCGCCTGCCGGGTTCTTCTGTCGTAACGTCAACAACGGGATCAGATCGGGGTTGCGTGCGCCACGTACCTTGCTGCCACGAAACGCCACTTTGATGCCACGCCTGACAGCTTTCGGATCGAAGCCGCCTTTCCAACCGACCCAACCCGACAACGGCCGTACCTCTGGCACCAGCCGGCGTGCGGATTCTTCAACAGGTCGCGCCGCTGCTTTTAGGTTCTTGACCGTTTGCTTCTTCAGCTCAGGGTTAGCGGTGTTTAGCACCTTGATGGCATCCGCGACACCATTCACTTCAAGGCTGCTGCTAACGGCCACGTTTCGCTTTCCTGTTCTGTTCGTTGATGACATCCACGACGGTTACAAGGTCTAACGCGTCAAAGTCTATGTTATGAGGCCACCAGCCAAGGTGTACCAGCAGTTCGGCTAGCTGGCGTCGTCTGGTGCCTCTCGCGTAGGGCGGTCGTCGCTACTCACTACGTCAAGCGTGACGATGCGCCGCAGGTAGTCATCGAACACGGCCGGCACGGTCACTTTGTTTGCCTTCGATGCTTCGTACGCAAGGTATGCCAGGTCTTCCATGCCGAGACCTTCGGCCATTTTGCTGGCCTTTGTTTTGTATTTGCGTTCCCACGCGACGATAGCCCACAGGTTCGTCGTAACGTCCTGTGGGCCATCGCCGGTATCGACTCTGAGTGTGAGCTGCATTGGTGCCTCCTAGTTGTGCAGTTGGTCAGGCGACGGCGCGAGTGTAGCTACCGCCGGTCAGGGTGATGTCAACAGACGACAGTTCACCGACGCCGCCGTTGAACGGTGTGAACTCCGCAAGGTACATGCCGGTGATCGTGTAGACCGGGTTATCAGCGGCCGGTGTAACGCTGTTCTTCCCGACCACCACATCAACGCTGGTGCCGACGATGCCTTCAAGGATTGCTTCGACTTCGCTGGCGCCGTAGCTGAGGAACAGGGTGGCGGTCACTTCGCAGACTTCAAGGCCGGCGGTGT